AAATTTAGCAAGAGAACCTTCTTTAAAGTATTTAAGATTGTTGCTTGTATAAAAACTAACTTTTTGAGGACTACTATCGATATTTGTCATAAATCCAGTACATACACCAGTGCCTATCGAAGTTTGGCTCCAGGTAATTCCTAAACCAGTCTCGTCAATTCTTAAGTAGTTGTCTAAGAAAAAATGATACAGTGGATTTGCTTGCATTACAGTTTCCACGTTTCTAGATAACGTATTACTAATATCACTATCAGTAACAAACGTAAAGTTAAATGTAGGTCTTGTACTATCTTTATAAAAGATTCCGTCTTCTGCTACAATATTAGTTGAACTATATTTTCCTGTGGTATCTCTGACATCTAAGTACCTACTAATACCACTTGAAGTTCTATTAACTGCTTTACTCTTAATAATATTATTAAAACTTGTAAACGGAAAAATCTGATAATCTTCAGCAGTAACCATACGATTCTGTGTATAATATTGTTGTTGAGCTCTTTGCTTAACATCATTTAAGTTTTCTCTAGCACTAGAATTTGCAATAGTCTGTTTTAAACTCATATTAACTGTTAGTGTTTCAACTTGACTACTATGACTTACATAAGGAACAGTAATAGAAACATCACTCATATCTTGTGGTGAAATCTTATATGTAAATCCGTTACCAACTCTAAAATAAATTCTAAAGTTTCCTGTTGGTATATTTGAGAATACACCATCTCCAAAAACTAAACTAACTCTATCAGCACTTCTACTTTGTACACTGTAAAGTGTTTTAGTGTTTTGATTTAAACTATTAAATATAACATTATTTCCACTAATCGCTGGTACTTTTGTCCATAATGTTGTTTCTGCTCCGTTTGAATCTAATTCGTATAGCCAAACATCATTGTTATCTATACCAGTAACATCAACTTCAACTACTCTATTAGGCAATGCTTCATTTACATTAAAATCTAATGTTTGCAATCTTCCTTGTTTAAAATAAAAGAAAAAACCAGTATTAACACTATTAAAACCTTTGCTATCATTCCTATAAATTGCATTTATAGTACTGTTTGGTTTTGGTGAAACTTCATATAGATAGTCTGTGCCACTGTAGGTTCCGTTAACAAGTTCAAAAGGAAACTCTTGTGTGCTGACTGTACTTCTAAAATCAAATACCGGAACAGTATTTGGAACAATACTTAAATTGTATTCTTGTGTTGCTATTCCGCCAACTGTACTACTCAGTGCAGGATTACCATATCTCTGAGTTTTAACCATTGCGGCATTCATAATTGTTGTAAATTGTTCTAGGAAGTCTGGGTTTGTTTCATCTCCCCAGAATACCTCTAGGTTATCAAGACTATTGCCGTTGCTATCTGATAAAATTTCTGTTGTACTAACACTGTCAACTTTTAACAATCCTCGTGAAATCTGACTTCTCTTAGGAAAGTAATTTAACATCTTGGCAAGACGTAGTATACTATCTCTACGTTCTGCAGTTTCTAAAAAATTCTCTCTAGCATTTAAATCTGTTCTGAAATTTACACTCTGTGCAATATAAGCAATAAGATCTATTAGTGCAATATATTCACTGCTTTCGATATAGTCGTTAAAATCCTCTGGATAGAAGTTACGAAGATAGTCGACCATAGACTTACGAATAGTTTGGAAATCATAACTTTGAAAGTCAATTTCCTTAAACGACTGATAGACTTTAGTCCAATCTTGTGCTGCGAATAAATTGCTTGATCTAGTTGTGTGTGACATCTTTAATTCCTTACAGTGTATTTATTTGACTTATAAACTGCTAACATTATATTAATTGATCGTTCCGTCTTGTCTGTCAAAATTTACTACAAGTTTCTCAGATTGGTTACTTTGTACATAAAGTAATTCTATTTGTGCTTGTAGTCCGTTCTCATATTCGTCTATAACTAAATGTTGTAAACTTATCCTAGGATCTTGTGCAATAGTACTAGTAACTTCTTCGAGTAACAAGTTCTTTACTTCAGCAGTTAATGGCTCCATAATTAAATCTAATATATTGCTTCCAAAATCTGGACGACCAACCTTCTCACCTTTACGAATTGCAAAACTGTTTAATAAGTCTCTTTTTAGTAAATCAGAATCTGTTATTTTTGTAGTATTAAAGTTTCCTTGTAGTGTGCTAAACCCTCTATACATTGCCATCTTTTTCTCCTATGTCTTTTATCAAAATTGACCTCCGTAATCACCCGAATCACCAGTGTCTGCATCTGATCCGCCGCCTCCACCGCCTGAATCGCCTTGTTGGCCGGATTCGCTAGATCCAAAGCCGCCGCCGCCGAATACATTACCGCCTACGCCGCCGCCTGTAGTTCCTGGTCCACTAACTGACTCACCATTACCACTAATGTTTCTGTAAATACTAGCCTTATTTTGTTCGGCTGCAAGAGCAGCAAGTTTTGCCGTCTTTTCTACTTGTTTTGCTGAAGCAACACCTTTGTTAAAAAAGTTTTTTAGTTGTGGCAATGCAGATTCAATAGTATTCAAATTTGTCCTGCCTACAAGTTTTGAGACATCTATATCCAGCCCTTCTCGAAACTGACTAGCAACTTTTGCTGAGGCAGTTTTAGCAACCATAAGCATACCTGTTATTGTACTAACAGGGTCTCCATTTTGTATTGCTCCTGACTTCTTTGCATCACCGTAATCGTCTACCATTCCTGCAACAAACAAATCTTCTTGTAAATTTGTTGAAGATTTAAAAGCAGTTTTCCCATCTATGCCATCTTTACCAGTCCACATTCTTGGATTATCTAACTCTCCGTTAAAGTCTACTTCTGGTCTTACATATCCATGTTTCTGAAGTGTAGCAACACTTACGCCATACTTTCCTAATGCGTTAGTAGTATCATCTTCGTACGCATAATCGCCGCCACTGCCAGCAACTTCTAAAACAGCGGCACTATAATGTCTTACTCCACTAGCACTTATTTCTTCTATACTAATTCCATAATCTGGTTGTTTTAAAACATTTGTTACATCAACTTCCTGGTCATTAAATTCTTGTGTAATAGTTGATAGTCCCAAACTAGTAGTCTTAATAGGTCGATTAGGCCCAGCAACTTTAATATTTCCACTAGTAGGGATATTACCTACCTCAATAGTTGACTTTGATGTTTCTGAAGTAATTATAGAGTGTTGTGCAAACGGTTCATGTGTTGGCACTCTGTCTACTGTTGTGTTTAATGTACTTGTGGATTCCCAAAATCCTTGTCCATTTGGTCGTGTATCTGATTTATTTAATACTCTAGCCGCACTCTGTTTTGCGGCAGGACCAGCACTTCCGTTTAAAGATATACAACTAGCCTGAAGATCTAATTTTCCACTAGACTTAATACCTATTCCAGTTCCTTCTATCGCAAAAGCACCTGAACTCTTTATATTCATCCCTTTAGCACCATAAATTAAGGTTTGTCCGTCGCTATAAAGGTTAGCCATTTGTTTGCCTTCTAAATGTAATAACCCATTTGATACTATCTGTACTTGTCCTCCGGCATGCATTTTGATATTATTATCGGCATGCATATTGATACTCTTGCTTCTTAGATTTATGTTTCTTTCACTAAAGATATCTAGTTGACCAGTTGCATCTAATTGTACCCAACAGGTTCCTTTGGAATTTCCTATATAAAGTAAGTCTTCTGAATCATGCATTAATATCTGATGTCCACCAGCAGTACGGAATCGTATAAGATTGTTTTCGCCTTCGATGTCTCCATCATCCATAGTTAAACTATGACCTTGCTTACGAGAAATTTTTCCTTCTACTGCGTTAGCATCATTCTTGTTAAGATCAGCACCACTCTTTAATGCAGATATTATATCTGGCCTATCCTTTAGGTCCCTGCCATTTATATCAGTTCTACGACCTTTAGTTGTTATCCCAAAAAGTTCACTAGGAGTTTCTCTATTAAAACTACTACTAGTTAATCCTCTTGTTTCATCTAAATCGAGTCCTTGTGTTTTTAGTATACTGTGTGTTGATTTATCAAATGCTCTTTTAGGCACTAAAAAGTTACTAATTTTATTTGTTTGATTATCGCTATCATTAAATTCGCCAGCAGGTGCTTTAGAGCCTCTGATCTCGCCCGCACTAGTGTTGATATTACTAGAAGCACTAGGCTCTGGTAATCCTTGTGTCATGTAAGTGTCAGGTGCACAAGCAAACCAAAAACCGTCTTGGTTTCTTCCTTCTGGAAAGAAACATAACACTCTTGTTCCTATGTCAGGACAAGGGTAAATCATTCCTCCAGTATTTTTAGTAGTCTCAAATTTATCACCACTGCCTAAGTTCTCTGTTCTACTATAAAAAGGAGTGCAATACTTGACTTGTCTCCATTGTGAAGGATCTTCTGTTCTACTATTATCTGCAAACGTAGGAACAAACACAGACAGATTACCCATTCTTGCTGGATGACTGTTTACTTTCACAACACCAATAACAATGCCTTTTTCTTCTCTTATGCCCCTGACATCTTGAGTTTGAAAATCACTGTCGCCGCCTTTTGCGGCACTAGCAAACGGTCTACTTCTCATTTATTATTCTCCATAATTTAAGTCTATTTCTGTATTACTAGTATTAATAAACTCTTGTCCTGTTAACTGGTTTACTTCTGTGCCAAATGCATCTGCTAATACTGCATAATCTGGTGCAACTTCAGTTTCAAATGCATCTGCTAATATAGAATAATCCTGCGTAATTTCTTCTGCAAATCTATTATCTCCTGAAAAATCACTGACATCAATATTGTCAGAACCTTGTACTGTATTTTTTGTTGATCCACTACTAGCAAAATCACTATAGATTGGATTAAGTATACTAGGATCAGGATCTCCAAAATTATCAACGAGTAATGCACCTCTTTCAATACTTTTTTGACTGTACTTACTTCTTGCTAACTTTCCATTTGCTTGTGGTTGCATTTTTTCTCTAATGCCTGTTAGGTTTTGTGTAAACACTCCACCACTAAATGTACTTTGTGCTTGTATTATTCTGTATACTCCACTAAATTCACTACTGGAATACTTGGTTTGTTTAGTAAGATCTATTAATCCTGTGAATTCATCGTAATCGCTAGGTGTTCTTAAATTAAGTTGTATATAAGGAGGAGTTAAGTCGTAATTTATTGTTCCATCTGGAAGAAACGCACTATTATATATCGTATTCCTATTCCCTTGTGGTTGGAAAAAGGCATCGCCTGTGGGTATAAATGCAGGATCTCCTAGTATATCCATATCCAATGTTATTAGGTCAACACCGTCATGCATTATACTACTCATCAAATCCTTACTTCTCTTTTTAGTTAATCCCTCGTCGTTTATCATGCCCTGGCCTTGCGTACTTTGTGGTACTGACTTTACTTGTGTTGTTACATCTGATATGTTTTTATCAGCAGTAGGAACACCAGTGCCAATAGTATGTGCTTGATAATATGCGGCATCGAAGTTCATACGAAACTTTTGTACTTCTGTATTATTTCCACTAAAAATATAATCGTATATTTTATGCACTCCTTTTCCTTTAGGCGTAGTCTTAGGTGCCCAGGGAAAATCACTATAAAATAGTGCATCTTCTACTACTGTCCATCTTATATGAAACTTATATCTTCCTTGTTTCTTGTCCCAGCCTTGAAATCCTACAATCTGCGGAATTATTTTAAACCATTTTATATGTTCACGAGAATCTTCATCTTGTAATAACTTATTAGAAGTTGCTTCAACATTGTCGTCTACGTATTCACTGCCTACAAGAATATAATTAATTAAAGACACAACGTTTGTACCAGCATTAATCTTGAACATATTAGTCTTAGTATCTAGTTCAACTTTTCCTTTAAGTGCATTACCAATACTTTTGTAAACTTTATCATTTTTGCCAGGTGTATTTAATGCGTCAAATTTTTCTCCAACTAACTTTGCGTTTGCCATACTAGGTGCAATAGCAAAACTCCATTTTTCTGCTACTTCAGCACTAGCAGGTATACTCTTTGCTTGCTTTTGCATATTAGGTGGACCGCTTGTTGCTGGTTCTTTAGTAGGTTTTGTTTGTCCTTCGTAAAACTTATTAATTGCATCTGTTAATGTTTTGTGGCTTTCTCCTGCCTTATTCTTTGTAAACTTTTGTGCTCCACCAAAATCACTAAAATCTTCTTGTCCAACGGTCACTGTTTCTTGTAATACTTCAGTAGCAACTCCACCGAATATATCTGTAACTGTACCAGCACTAACTTGGATATTGATAGGTATAGTACTTGACATAGTGTTAAAAACATCTTGATGATAAGGAACTGCTTTACATCGGTAAACTGTCCCTACTGTTTCTACTGTAAACTTTAACTCTATAATCTTAATAGGAATATACTTAGGTTTAACTTCAGCACCAACCTGTTTACCTTGGTCATTATATCCTTTAAACGTTATTTCTAAAAGATAAGGAGTATGCAAATAATTTTGTTCTTCTTGTAAACTATTTTTTGCTTCATTTTTTAATCGTTCGATTAATGTGACACCCATCGGTTCTGTGATATCAAAACTAACTTCTACTGCATTGGTGTTTGTTGTTTTGGTGTTTGGACTTACTCCGATATTCTTCATCTGTAGATTATCAATAAAAAAGTCTATATCAAAATTTTCACTTCCGTCTTTGCCAATACCACCACTCCTCATTAATAACTGTTTTGGTATTGCACTTACACTCTGTGGATTTTGTAATAGTCTAACGTATTCTTTTGGTTGCATCATATATAAAGCAATATTGTAAGTGAAACTAGCAAAGTCTGTTAATTGATTTGGCCTAGGATTAATACTAACATCATCTGCTTTTACCCCAAGACCACTGTTAGCATTCTGAGATCTTGCACTCTTTGCGTTCCCATTTGCAGTTATAGTATTAGTTGCAGAGCCTGGTCTTGCGACAACTTGACCAAAATCCATGCCGCCTCCGAAGAAATTTGTATTGTTTACGGTCTCGGCGGTTTGTCCTGATGCTCCGGGCTCTATGTCGCCAAATGCAGACATGTCAGTAAATGCTAAAGAAGTACGTCCTGTATAAGGATCTAAATTATCAACTCCTTGAAATTGTGGAGCGATAAGTGGTTCACCAATATCTGTAGGATTTCCTTGTATTGTAGTTATAGTTTGGATAGGCGCATAATCATCTACACTAAAAAAGTCAAAATCTGGGTTACTAATTACATCCGGATATCTTTTAGGGGGATTAGGTGTCTCAGGTTTAGGGTTAACAACTGGATTTTCTCTAGCATAACGTTGATAATTTTCTATATAAGCAAACGGAGGTTCTCCGCCGCCTAAATTCCAGTCGTCATTTAATGATAAGAAATCGTCACCAACAACATAGGGTACTGCCCGATCAAATCCCACTAATGCCATATTAAACTCCTAGTACTGTATTAAGAGTATCTTGTTTAGGAATATATATTTTTATACCAGTCCTAAAATCCCACAATGGATCTTCCATTGCATTAGGATTTCTTACTGCAAACACCCACCACAAGTTAGCATTATCATATAAGTCAAATGCTAACAAGTCTGGTCTGTATTGGTATGTACTAGTAATTGTAAACAGTACGTCGTCTGTATTATAAGGAATCTTTCTATATTCTAGTATATCTAGATAATCGCCTTGCATCCTAGTTAACCCGTAAGGACTATCCTGTCTATATTCTACAGCCATTATGGTTGTCCTCCATTTCCACGAGCAGTTCCAATTAATTCTCCTCTAGCATAACTTGCTAGGCTAAATCTTGTTTGAGCACTTCTACTTACTACTGGTAATAGTGTTACGTTTATGGTCATACTAGTTGGCACTCTGGTACTACTATTAATGCCGTCTCCTCTACCAACTTTAGCATTAATATAATCAATTGCTTGTTCAAAATCTTGTGAAGTATTACTAATAACAACCGGTACACTATTAAACATGTACGGTCCATGAGCACTGAATCTCAATACTGGAGGAGGTGTGCCTCTATTAGTGTCTTGTCCGAAAAAACTCTTAGTTGCTGATCTTAAAAAATGTAGTACACTCAATACATATTCTGCTTCAGCAGGTGTATTAGCAGTAAAAACTCCAACACATGTAATTTGATCAACTGAACTTAATCCATAACTTTGAGACTGATAGTTATTATGTACAGTTTGGTTGCCACTGTAACTAGCACTATAACTTACGTTTATACTAGGAGTATATGGCCATACTACACCATCAGTCATAGTCAACGGACTTAATAAGGAATTGCTAGGATCTCTGTACAATATCTGTCCAGACCCAGGACTTAGAGCCAATCTTGCTCTAGTATCGTTTTCACTACCAAATTGTGCAGTTGCGACTCCTTGGTTATCTATGATGCTATTAGCACCGCCTGGGTTTAAAGCACTATTTAATAGTCTGTTTGCTTGTGATCCTAAGAAACCTTTGGCTGCCTTACTAAGTAGGCTATCACCAGGAATTACTTTATCAAGTCCTTTTGTAACTGCTTTTTGTGTAGCACTAGTTGCCGCGTCAGTAATGTTATTAAAATTAAATGCCATATAATCTCTCTTTTAACTTGCTCTATGTATTTATCGAGTATATAATATGCTTATATTATAATTTTAGGAAAATTAATGAGAAAAAGAAAATACCTAAGCAATCGAGATTTACTCGCAGAAATTCATAAAAGTAAAAATAAGTACAGTAGTTACTTAGAAGAAGAACACAGTCAATACGATATAATATTGCCTAGTTTAGATAAAGTTAACATAAGGACCACTGCAGAAGCAAAACGTAACCATGCTGATAGGACTGGAAGAGACAACTATGAAGCGGCATATATGCGTGGAGAAAAAGTAAAACAAGCAGAGTTTTTAATTGACTGGAAAAAAATAAAAAAAATAGATGTAATATTTAGAATTATGACATTCGATCATATACCTCTGCAACCAGGTCGTAAGAAAACATTAAAAACTGTTGCTGATCATCATACACAATGTAACTTTCCTCCATATCAGCACTGGAAATTTGATGATGACAATCCTGATGAACTAATATGCGTAGGAAAGAGTCATTGGGAAGGTGGGTTACAAAACGGACACTTTAGTAAAACACATGCTGATATGACTCCAAAACTAGCAAGAATGTTTATGAAACTAGTTGAACGTTATGCGAGTAGAAGTAATTGGCGTGGGTACACTTATAATGACGAAATGCAAGGTAGTGCCTTGCTACAGTTAAGTCAAATTGGATTGCAGTTTGACGAAAGTAAAAGTCAAAATCCTTTTGCATATTATACTGCGGCTATTACAAATAGTTTTACAAGAGTTTTAAACATTGAGAAAAAAGGTCAACGTATTAGAGATGATATCCTAGAACAAAATGGATTAAACCCTAGTTATACAAGACAAAATGAGAATCAAGAGAAAATGAAAGAACTAGCACAAATAGATATTTCGGAGAAAAAATGAATCTATTCAAACGGGCAATATTCTTTACAGACATCCACTTTGGTATGAAGTCTAACAGTCATACACACAACCAAGATTGCTTAGACTTCATAGACTTTGTTATAGAAACAGGAAAAGCAAGAAATTGCGAAACTTGTATATTTCTTGGTGACTGGCATCATAATCGTGCAAGTTTAAATATTAGTACACTTAACTATAGTGTTCGTGGCATGGATAAACTTACAAAAGCATTTACCCAAGTAGTGATGTTGCCTGGCAACCACGACGAACACTACAGAGACACTAGAGAAATGAACAGTATTGTATGGACAAAACAATACGATAATGTTCGATTCTATGACGAAATAACTGTTGAAAATGATGTTGCAGTATTGCCATGGTTAGTAGGCGAGGAACATAAAACAGTTAAGAATATTGAAGCAAAGTATATGTTTGCACACTTAGAGTTGCCAAACTTTTTTATGAATGCTATGGTAAAAATGCCAGATGTAGGCGAACTAAAAACAGATGACTTACACAGTGAAACTATTTTTACAGGACATTTTCATAAACGACAGACTAGTGGTAATGTAACATATATCGGAAACGCATTTCCACATAACTACGCCGATGCTGGAGATGACGACAGAGGGTGTATGATACTAGATTGGGGACAAACTCCAGAATATATTAAATGGGAAAATGCTCCTAAGTATAGACGTTTTATGTTAAGTAGTATTTTAGAAAAAACAGACGAACTACTATTACCTAACATGTATTGTAGAGTAGATATTGACCTGGATATCAGTTACGAAGAAGCAACATTTATTAAAGAACAATTCGTACCGCAGTATAACTTACGTGAATTAAGTTTAATACAAAGAACAGACTTAGAAGAACATGCACAAACTTTCAAAGGTGAAGTTAACTTTGAAAGTGTTGACAGTATTGTTACTAGTCATCTGACTCAACTTGAAACTGCTCAATACGACAGACAGTTAATGTTAGACATTTATAGGAATCTTTAATGCATTATATACATTACCCTTCAGGAGGATTTGGACATTTTATGTTGCAAATGTCTAGTATTTGTTTTGATGACGTTTTTTGTCCTCAAGAACAAACAACTTTTAGTAAAACTGGCAACAGTCATTCATATCCACTACATTATAAAACTTGGCTTCATTCAAACCCATTTAGTGTAATAAAATATTATGACTTTCAAGATAAGAAAAGTATTTGCTTAATAGATAGCGGCATAAACGACGATAAAGATCGTGGTGTTGAGAACACAATCAGAATGTGCATTGACGAAAAAGCAAAAAGTATTATTTCTCAAACCTGCAGAGAAAAAGCAGAAGCATTAATATTAAACGAGTCTGGAGAAATTTATCAACAACGTGAAAAATTTAGTCTATTTTATCATCATATGGATCAAAATTCTAATTTTTACTTAAACAATTTTCAACCTGTAGAAAATGTAACAAATATAAACATAAGTGATTTGTTCTTTAATCCACAAAGATTAATTAAACAACTAGAAAAACATTTCGGTAAATGTGATTATAAAAAATTTTACTCTATATGGAGAAAATTTATAAAATCAAATCAAAAATACTTTCAAGCAGAAAAACTAGCAAGTCGTGTAAAAAGAGCATTAGAAGAAAACATTGACTTCGAAATAAAAGACAAGTATACTTTACATGATCAAGGTTACTTAATTTATTACTTAGAAAAAATCTATAATATTAAAGAGATACCTCCTTACGATTATCGTAATTGGTTCAAAAATACACAGGAAATTAGAACTTGTTTAAAATTAATACACTCACAGTAAAAAACTTCATGAGCGTGGGTAACCAAACCCAGGCGGTAGACTTTGATCGTAAAGACTTAACTTTGGTTCTTGGTGCAAACTTAGATCAAGGAGGTGACGATTCTGGTGCTAGAAATGGCACGGGTAAAACCACAATCATCAATGCATTAAGTTATGCCCTTTACGGTCAAGCACTAACTAAAATTAGAGTCGATAATTTAATCAACAAAACTAACGCAAAAGCAATGTTAGTTACTATTGATTTTGAAGTCCATGGAATTAGTTATAGATTAGAACGTGGAAGAAAGCC